TACAAAGTTTCTTAAGGGCTACGGATATGCTGGAATATGTTCAGATTACATTGAAAAAATAAAGGGTAGAAAAAATGTTAAAGCCAATTGATTATAATAAACATTTTGTAATAGGAACACCATTGGTTGCTTGGAAATGTGATAGAAAAGAGCATATGTCTTGGCTTCAAGATAAAATAAATATTATAAATATGTTTCCAAATGTTAAATTCTTTGCTTCTTTTGAATTAGACGATAGAGGGCTAGAGCCATTTGCTGATGTCATTAGTGCATTAAAAGAAGTTAACGGAGACTACTGGACTTATACAATAAATGATATGCAGCCAAAAGTAACTTCTCAAAATAGATGGATAAGAATAGAAACTGGTCGTAATCTAATTAGAGAGTTTGCACAAAGATATAGGATAACTAGCGGACACCATTGGGGAGAAGATTGCACTGAACAAAATTTAGGGGTATTAAATTATCAAGCAATCTTATATGTAGATTCAGATATATCTTTAAATGCTCAAATAGTTGAAAAGTTATTAGAAGTAGATAGACCATTGGTTGGTGTAAATGTTCCAGAATATGGTTTAAATGGAAAACAAATTAGTCAAGACCCACCAATACAAGAACACTGGACAACAGCAGGAATGCTTTTAGTAAACTCCCCAGCGTTCTATGACTTACCTTGGTATCACAATTCTTATCTAAACTTAAGTGATGATCCAACATTTCAATCAATGGCTGAAAGGCTATTGAGAAGAGAGGGAGTCAATAATATGACAGATCCTTATGGAATGACTTGGGTTAGAAAAGACATACAAGCACACCACCAAGGTCAACTTCTTTCAGTAGAGGATAGACAAATCCCAGATAGACTGGTATAATATTATAGTTGCCCTGCCGAATGGGGGGTAGCAAATAACTCGCTGCAAAGGAGGCAAAAATATGGTAAGTTCACTAATGCGACAAATGCAACTAGAACCTTTTTTCTTAGGTTTTGATGATGCATTTAATCAGTTGATGGGATTAAAAAATGACCTCAACAAACATATCTCAAATTATCCACCTTACAACATCAAAAAAATTGATGACAATGAATTTGAATTAGAATTCGCTGTTGCTGGTTTTGATAAAAAAGATGTCAAGGTCATGATGGATATGGGCAAACTCCGTGTTTCTGGAACAATTGGGGAAAGAGAAGATACTACAGAATTCCTACATAAAGGAATTGCTACACGATCATTCTCTTCTACATTTGCTCTAGGAGAACACGTTGAAGTTGAATCAGCCGAGGTAGAAAATGGACTACTCAAAGTACGTCTAAAAAAATATCTACCAAAGCATTTACAACCAAAAGAAATTGTAGTAAAATAGTAGTATTCCTTTTAGTAGGGGAATCATTGGTAGCGGGGTTGACGGTATAGTCCCCCGCTATCATCTAAAGATAGGAAAAGTATGATAATCCAGGTTATAGGTTTACCAGGTAGTGGTAAAACATCATTTTCAAAAGAATTATCAGAAAGAATTAATGCTATTCATCTAAATGCTGATGAGGTAAGAAAAGATTTAAATTCTGATTTAGGTTTTAGTAAGGAAGATAGGGTAGAGCAATCAAGAAGAATGGGTGCTTTATCAAGATTACTATCTAGTCAAGATCAAATAGTTATTGCAGATTTTGTTTGTCCAACATTTGAAACTAGAAAAGCATTTGGTAAGCCAGATATATTTGTTTGGGTAGATAGAATAAAACAATCTAGATTTGAAGACACAAATAATATATGGGAAAGTCCATTGTCTTGGGATATGAAGATTGAATTTGGAGAAACAGTAGAAGATTCTGTTTATAAGTTTATAGAATATTTTGGCTTTACAGATTGGAAAAAACCTACAACATTGATGCTTGGTAGATACCAACCATGGCACGAAGGACATGACGCACTTCACTCAGAAGCAGAGAAAAGAACAAATCAGGTAGTGGTTGGTGTTAGAAGCACTTTTAACACATCTATTAAAGATCCAATGTCTTTTGGTCAAGTAAAAGAGGGTATCCACAAATTTAGAGATGATGCTTTTATTATGAAAATGCCTAATATAACTAACATAGTTTATGGAAGAGATGTGGGATATTTGATAGAAAAAGTAGAATTGCCAGAACATATACAGGCTATTTCTGCTACTGAAAAAAGAAAACAAATGGGATTATGAATGCAACTAAATTTAGGTCTTTTACAAAAGCCTTAACTTGGAGAACAACTGGAACCTTAGATACTTTTTTAATATCTTTGCTAATAACTAAAAAACCTTTTATTGCAGCATCTATAGCAAGCGTAGAGGTTTTAACTAAGATTATTTTATACTATTTTCATGAAAGAATTTGGAATAAAATTAAGTGGGGTCGAGTTGAATAAAAACAAAATTAACATTGTATATGATTTTATAACAGATGAAGAAAAAGATTTGTTGGTTGAATATGCAAATAATACCCATATGTGGGATAGAATAAAGTTTAGAGATGGCGACTTTGAAAGTAATAATAATTTTTGGACAGGAAGAGTTATAGAGTATGAAGATTTTAGATTCAACAATAAAAAAGTAGCAAATATGATGTTGGATATACGAGATAGATGTGCAGAAATTATATGTAATACAACTGGTGTTGGAATGGTTTATCCAAATTGCTTACAATTAGTTAGATGGTTAGAGGGAAATGAACAACAGCCCCACGCCGATATTGGAACTCGTGATGAGTTTAAATATAGAGATTTTGGATCAATACTATATATAAATGACGACTATGATGGTGGAGAGTTATATTTCCCTAATCAAGGAATTGAATATAAACCTAAAGCCAAATCATTTGCTTTTTTTCCAGGGAACGAAGAATACTGGCACGGTATTAAAAGAATTAATAAAGGAACTAGATATACCATAGCCATGTTTTGGTCATTTAATAAAGATTATTGGGATGGTTTTGGAAACTACTTTGCTATTGACAATAAGTTTGAAGTTTGATATTATAGATACCTAACAGATTGGATATATATGGCACTTCATAATCATGTACTAATTAATGGATATACCTTGCTTCCACCAACAGATGAAGAAAAAACAAAGGTTTGGATGCAAGCATTGGTAGACTCTATTGGAATGAAAACAATTCAAGGACCTTTTGCCTCTTATGTAACTAAAGAAGGTAATCGTGGCCTTACTGCAGTAGTTATGATTGAAACATCTCATATTGCTATGCATGTTTGGGATGAAGCCGACCCAGCATTTATGCAGTTTGACTTGTATACTTGCTCTACTCTTCCCGTAGAAAAGGTAGTTAAAAATTTAGAAGATCACTTTGGGTTATTTAATCACAGTGTATTGGTATTAGAAAGAAGTGAAGGATTTAAGATTGTTGCAGAAGATAAGTGGGATACTTTAGCATGACTATGCCCGACTGGTCAAACTGGGACTCTCACAAACTATTAATTGAGGCAGAGTATAAAAATAAGATGAATTTTTTTGAATGGCGTGATTTAGGTCTTGCCAACAAATGGATATCAGAAGCATTTTGTGATACTCATGACACAGGATATATGACAGATGAAGAACAGCAAGCATGGGAAAATGGAGAAGATCCATGCATGGTTGTATTTAGAGTCTGGGAAGATAACATATGATAGTTGAATTAGAACCTTGGGAATATGAACATGCTTATGCAGTTGGGATAAGAAGATTTACAGAAAATTGGGGTAAGTCAGATGCTTCTTACTATCAAAATAATAATAAAGAAGAAGATCGTAATGCTCAAGCAGCATCTGCCATATGTGAATTAGCAGTAGCAAAGTATACTAATCAGTATTGGCATGGATCAGTTTGGGATGGAAGAAAGCATAAAAGATATAAAGATATGCCAGATGTGGGTCGTAATATTGAAGTAAGGCGAGTAAGAACTCAATCTGGTCCTACAATTAGAGAAAAGGATATTTTAAAGCCTGATTGGGTTATTTGGGGTGCTAAGTTAGCGGATGCAGAATATCGTACAGTAAAACTGTTAGGTTGGATTTCGGCTGAGGAAGCCTGGAAAATCGGTATAGAAAATCAATGGGGTAAAATAGTCCCTCAAGAATTATTACATAAAGACTGGATAGAAGAAGAATGAAGTTCGGCGAATATATGTATGAAATGATCATGGATTTAAGTCCCTTAAATAAGATCTTAGCATTCATAGCCTTTTGCCTATTGACATTTGCTGTTGTGGTTACTATAATGGATTATACAAATAAGGGTAAGCATATAAATAGGAAAGATTGGTAATTATGTCTAGATTTTATGATAAGGATTTTAATCCTTTATTCCCCGATGATAGCGATAGTATTTCTGACATGATAAGACAAGATAGAGATGCACAGGATGCTAAGTTTGATAGGATTGTTAGAGAGTCCTCTCATCGCCGTGAAATTATGATGGCTCAAAAAATTATTGATGAGAATACCCTTTGTCTTTCTGGGGTAGATCCTTGTGATTATTGTCAGAAAGAACTTGATAATGAATAAAATAGATTTGGGTTCGTCCAATGGCAGGACATTGATTTCCGACATCACAAATGTAGGTTCGACTCCTTCACCCAAAAATCACTTAGTTAATGCAGGGGGTAATTAATGATAGATTTATTGTTAGTATTTGGAGTAGGCTATTTAGTTTATAGACAATATGAAAAGGATAAAAGAAACAGGGATTCATGGTAGAGTGGCACCAACCAGATAAGACCCCAGAAGATATCCAGGATATCCTAAGAACGAGGGTAGATAAAGATATAGCAGATGAAGACTTTGCTTCTTATATTAAAAGATATGTAAAGCAGAATGATGAGATATTGAATAATCTTGGATCTGACTATGATGAAAATGGTATCCCCTATTGGCTTAAATATAAAGAAGAACAAATTGAGGGTAGGGATAATGTCTGATTTCTATAGTACCTTAATGGCTATGAAACAATTTGAAGAAAGAATTAAAAACCATATAGATCCAGACGTTAGAGAATATGTAAAAGCAGTTGATGCTACTATGTTAGATATGCAAGCATACATAGATTATCTTTTGATAGAT